TTCTCAACGATAATGATAATGACCTGCAGAAGTTTGATGGTGTATTTCGGTTCTCCAAACTCAGTCGATTGATCGATAATACTGAACCTGCCATTGTGAACAATATTTCCACTATAGTATTGCATGTTACCTTGGCACCGAGATTCAATACCTATGCAGAGTATATTGTAAACATCATCAACCCAATCTATACTGAACACGTGGCAGAAAATGCTGTGAGTTCACATGGGTTCTATATACCAAACAGTACAGAAATACATTACCTGCAAGACGATGGAGTTGGTAATATTCAACTATTCCGTCATAACAATTCTGAGTTGGGGCAGCAAGCAGGTGCCACTGCGAATCATATTGTGGTGAATCCAACCATTGGTACAGTGGACTATGCAACTGGATATATCAAGATACAGAATTTGAATATTACTGCACTGGCAGAGTCAGAATTCCATATAATCATCAAACCTCAATCAAATGACGTGGTGTCTGCATTCCATCAGATTGCCCGTATTGAACCGTCACGGATGACAATAACTGCCATTCCAGATACCACATCCAATGGTGATCTACGTGCCGGACAGAACTATGTGTTCACCTCAAGTCGCTCATGACCGATAAAGTAAACATATCATCAATTGTCTCAAGTCAATTCCCTGGATTTGTTCGGGAAGACTATGAGGCATTTGTTGCATTCGTCAAGGCATACTATGAATTCCTCCAGCAGGATTATAGCACTGACCTAAAGACAATCAGAGATATCGATACCACTCTGGATGAATATGTAAAGCATTTCAAGAGTGAGTATGCATCCAATATTCCCTTTATACTTGCCAATGAAAGATTTGTACTATCCAATATCAAGGACCTAAATCTTGCCAAGGGATCTGAGGCATCATATAGACTACTGTTCCGATTACTGTTTGATAAGGAAATAGCAATAGGTTATCCTGGTCAACAAATGCTCCGAGCAAGTGATGGGAGATGGGAGCAAAAAGTATCCATATTTGTGGAGAAAATCAAGGGAAATCCGGACGATATTGTAAATAAAACAGTGGATATTCTCAGTTCCACGGGTGTTATAAAGACACTAGTATATAACTACAAAGATTTGCAAATAACCATCGATGGTAAGGAAGTGTATGAACTTTCAATCAATCGGAGGTTTTTCGGTAATATAGCAGTGGGGGATCGAGTATTGTTGGATGGGACTTTCATTGCCCGTATTCTACCCACAATCTCAAAACTCATGATTACCCAGGCAGGTAAAAACTTCAAAGTTGGTGAGTTGTATAGCATTGGGACCACTGGCACTATATTGAAAATAGTGAAAACTGATAATGATGGGGCAATATTGTTTGCTCAGATTATCAATTATAGTATGGATCAACTGTATGTAGATGGGTTCACTTATCAGTTGGTGTCCAAGACTGATGAAGCAAAGAACCTTGGTATATCAGACTTCTCGGTCATAGTGCCTGGAGTTATCGAAGACAAAGACATTGGGTTGCAGGACGCAACCAGTGGATATACGGAATTCGGCTCACTGAATACGTACGATTACAATATCGACTCAGATCCAGCAGGTGAAGCATTCCCCCATAACTATGCCGGTAATTTGCTCAGAACATTTTCCACCTCCAATATCATCAGTACAATTGATATTGGTCTATTGGCATTTGTAGAGTTTGAACTGGGTGCAGTTTCGAAGTACCCTGGATACTATACCGCAAACAATGGATTCCTGGATGATGCTATGTTTATCCAGGACGGTAGATTTTACCAGATTTACTCGTATATAGTACGGGTGGATGAAAAACTCGAGGCATACAAGGCAGCAGTAAAGACAATGATTCACCCTGCAGGCACTGCTCTGTTCGGTGAGTATACCATTACAAATGAGTTTGATCTGAGTGCCGATCTAGAATCAATGTTGAAATCTCTCATTATCATTTTGAGAGATACCATTGCTGCTGCAGATGCCAAGGACCACTTTGATGTGCAAAAGGCACTTGGATTGGCAGGATCATTCAGTGGATTAGAATTAGCAGTACCCATTGAATCTCACGTAATTCATATGGATAAACCATTGACAGATTCAGTGACGATATCTGAATTGTCTGAGATTACTCCGGTGAACTTCAATGTTGATAAACTATTTGAAGAAAACACAGATCCAGTGGTTGATGCCAAGGATCACTTTGATGTCAGTAAGGCATTGGCAGAAACCCAGGCACTGAGTGATACACGCATACTTGCTGTTGATAAACCATTGGCAGATTCACTGACTCCTGCCGATGCCAAGGACCACTTTGCTGTTGATAAACCACTGACAGATTCAGTGACGATATCCGAAGTATCCGTGATTACTCCACTCAACTTCCAATTTGATAAGTTGTTTGAAGATACCACAGATCCAGTGGTTGATGCCAAGGATCACTTCATTATTAGTAAGGTATTGACAGATGTATTGGATGCACAGACAGACGATGATGTAATGCTATTTGAAAAGACATTGGATGGATATGATTCGATAACTCTATCTGATACTACAATGCTTTATTTGAACGGTGAAGCATTATACTATAAATATGATACAGAGGTAATACTTGATAGTGGCGGACAGATTTGGTTTGACAATTATTTAGACGATATGACCCTGTTTGAAAATGACGGGTCAAATGACTACATGGTAGGTAAGATAACATTTTAGTATAACATAGGAGAATAACATGAAATTGAATGAAAATCTAGAAATGAACGGTAAGTTATCCATCGTTGTCACAGGACAGGACGGATCGATCAAGCAAGAATTGGTTGTACCTAACTTAGTAGTGACAGTTGGTAAAGAGTACATTGCTTCCCGTATGGTTGGCACTGCTGCAACTGTTATGTCACATATGGCAATTGGTGCTGGCACTACTGCCCCTGTTGTTGGCAATACAGTAATGGAATCAAGTCTTGCCCGTGAAGCATTGACCTCATTCACAGCAAGCACAAACATAGTAACAGCAGTTGCATCGTTCATCGCTGGTACAGGTACTGGTGCAGTTACTGAGGCAGGTATTTTCAATGCTGGTGTTGCCGGTACAATGCTTTGCCATACAACCTTCCCAGTAGTGAACAAAGAAGCAGGCGATTCAATTGCCATCACTTGGGCAATCACAGTTAGCTAATATAAATGTCAAATTCTACACTCATAAAGACTATCCTACGCAATTCAATTGCCGAGGGAATATATAAAGAAATCACCAATCGTAGTGGTCGATATTTCTATTTCCTGGGCAAAACTTTGACATGGAACGATGAACTATCACCTGTGATTCCGGTGGATAGTATTACATATGATATGTCTACTAGAAATGAAATTATCACGGTCAAGGAAATTACTCCAACCGATATTTCATTTGTTATACCTAGATATGAATGGGTGTCTGGAATTGCCTATGACCAATATGATGATCAGTATAGCACTGAGGTTCAAGGTGTAAATCTAACTAACGGTGGCATTGAATATACAGCAGACCCATTTGTTTACATTGGGTCCAAGGGTTATATCAATTTTGCAATCTCAACTGCCTATAGTATTGGTCAATTGCTGAAATATGGGTTGAATTATTACGTGGTGAAAAGTAATGGAACATCCGGTATCAGTTATCCATCACATACATTGGGCACTGTTGTAAATGGCACTGTATCTCTACTGTATGTTGATGTGTACGATGCAAATGGATCTGATGCCACTGCGACCGCAACTCTGACCGATGGTGTTGTCACAAGCATAGACATAACCAATAGAGGCACAGGATATACATATGCTCCATCACTGGTTATTGTGGGTGAGGGAAATACCACTGAGGCACTTGCAACTGCAGTTGTTACGGTCGGAGCAAAATCCAGCAAGCAGAAGATTGAAGAGTGTGAATTTTATGTTATCACTGATGATCATAATGTGTACATATGCTTAGACAATAATAACAATGCCAATTCAACTTCTAAACCAGTTGATACAGACTTTGTTTCCCACGAATACCCAGATGGATATGTGTGGAAGTTTATGTATAACGTACCAATTGGATTACGCAACAAGTTTTTGACCACTGCATATGTTCCAGTGGTTACATCTATTCAGAATCAGTTCTACTCCAATGGCAATATACAGGTGGTTAGAGTTGATCAGGCAGGATCTGGATATACAGGTGGTACTATATCAGTTATCGGTGATGGCACTCTTGCAGCAAATCCATTGTACCTATATGATACCTTTATTGAGGCAGGTGGAACAGGATATGTAACACCCACCATTACCATTGAATCTCCGTTCACCAACGTGGTTCCGTGGAGTGCAGCATATGTTGTGGTTGTGGGGCAGAAGTATTCACATCTCAATAATATCTATGAGGTTGCTGTATCTGGGACGTTTGGTAGTGTTGCTCCGGTCCACAAATATGGTATTGTTGCCAATGGATCTACCTCATTGAAATATGTTGGAACAAATGCAACAGCAACAGTCTCTGAGACTGCTGGGATCATTGATAGTATTGTATTGAATATGAGTGTCCGTGATGTAAATATCACATTCAATGGTTCTGGATATACTGGTATTCCGGCAATTACATTTGTCGGTGGTGCCGGAACAGGTGCTGCGGCAATTGCTGTATTATCCGGTGGCACAGTGTCTAGAATTATTGTAATTGATTCCGGCAAAGACTATACAACTGCTGTTATTCCAACTATAAAGATTGGAACTGAGTGGACAGCAAGTACTGTTGTTACACTGGGTCAACAAATATTCTGGGCAACTAACCTATACACTGTTACCGGTGCCGGTACTACCCATGCCAGTACAGCACCCACACACATTTCCGGTGCAGTATTGAATGGTACTGCCACATTTACCTATGTGGGCGAGGCAGCAACGGCAACATGTAATCTAAAATGCGGTGCCGGTTATAGTCTACAACCATTGATAACAATTTCCGGTGCACCTGGAGTTGATGCTATTGCTCGATTTCTAACGGTGAAATCAGATGCAAAACTAATACCACTTTTCGTGGGTGGGCAATTATCCGATGTACAGATTGATGATGGTGGTGTTGGTTATACATATGCCGTGCTCACTGTATCCGGTGATGGTACTGGTGCCACAGCATCAGCACAATTATCAATCGGTGATGCCAATACACTACAGTCTAACATTGAGTTGTTGGCAGTGGATGGTGCAATAAACAATATACCGGTCATATCCAGTGGGTTTGGATATACAACTGCCACGGTGGTAATTACCGGTGATGGTACTGGAGCAACTGCCACAGCACATATCGTTGATGGTGCCATAATCAAAATCAATATCACCAACACTGGTCTAGGTTATAGGTGGGCAACAGCAACCATAACAGGGAACGGTGTGGGTGCTAAACTCAGAGTAATTCTATCACCA